AGATGATTGCCTCGAATATCCCGTTGCACATAATCATACTTCACTCCGTCATAAGTGCCGGGTGCATATTCATATCTGCAACGGTATCCGCAGGACAATTCCTTTTTTCCATTGGCAATGAGATTAGCCATTGCCTCGGAGAATACTTTGATATTGCCTTTTAAGGTTTCGCCATCGAAATAAACTTCTTGACCGATAACGCCCTGTACGCCTTTTTGCTCTGAAGGAGTCAAACCAGCGTCTTCACTACCAAGCATGACGTGATTATCAATCCAAGGAATCAATTTGAATGAGTCAATACAATCGGTAGAGCCCAATTCTTCGGCTGGACGATAAACCATGTAAATCTTGTCTTTATCGCAATCAGGGGAAATCATACCGCCTGAGTAAGGGAAAACCCCTACCATTGACAACGGATTGTCTTTTACTTCAAACCAGCCATTTGTATCGTATTCACGTCTATCCATAGCTGAAGCATTTGTTTCAGCAGCTTCCGCAATCTTTTCTTCGTCCCCGTCAATTTTCGGAAATATTGGCTCGGGAGCATCCTCAATAGTTGCCCACATAAACTCGCTATGCTCCTCATTAAGTTCGGGTTTAAATTCACCGTCATTGCAGCCAAATAGACGGACCTTGCCTTCTGAATAAATCAACTGAAGACCTGTTTCAGGAACGTGCATGATCTCCTCACGAGATTCACGAATTGCGCCTTCAATCGCAGACTCTCCATCTTCAACGTGACCACCGGGAAAACCCCAAGTATCATCCTTGGTACGTTTCATCCACAAGATTTTGTCATCGTCTGTATATACAATAAAAGCCACGATTTTTGAATCGGGCTCCTCTTTTAAATCCCGCTTATGGGATTCTTTCATTTCTTCAGTTTCTTGCTCGTCAACGCCATGAGACTTACGAGCATTGGAATAGGCTGCAGCCATTGCTTGCTTGGGATCATGTCCCGCCTTAATCATTTCACGAATGTTTTCCTGAATGACTTCTTTGGAATATCCTTCTTTTAGTGGCATTAGCAAACCCTACCTGTCTGAACTGGAATATCGGTTACGTTAAGAAGCACTGTAGCCTCTCTCGTATTATTCTCAGAAGTGTTAAACAATGCTCTAATTGTATAGAGTTGGTTGATTTGTGGTGTAGGAATTATTCCCCCACCGATTTGAACCGAAATACACTTGCCAGTGGCAACAATCGATCCATCGGGCAAAACAAAAGAATCAGGATTAATTGCCTGTCCCGAGAAAGTAAGCCCAGCTTGGTCAGAATCAATCGAAATAATAGTTTCAATGATTTCCAATGGATCGAGCAATAAAGTGCAATCAATGTCGTAAAAGATCGACTCTGAAGTTCTTTTTTCTAAAACGTAGTAATTATTCATTTGGTTGCCAATAATCCATTCTTGATGATACTTTCCAATAATCTGCTCTTGGTGCTGCTTTCCAATAGTTTGCCCTTGGTGAAACGTGCCATATCAAATCAGACGATCTAAAGATCGGAGCGCAGTAATAAACGTCTACGGCATCGCCTTGCTCAACTACAACAACTATGACATGGACTTCCTCGCTTGTCGAGTCTACGGCATTTGCAGCCTCGTTTACCTGTACGGCTGCATTCAATATGATCGATTGTAAATCCTGAGCAATAGCTGATTCTATGACTGAAACAGTGGCAGTCATATTTTCATCGACAAAATCTTGAGCATCGGCTAATTCTTGGACCCCAAGGTAAGCCGACATTTGCTCGGTAACTGTATCGCTGGCAAGCCCGGATTCGGCAATAGCCAATAATGCAGTCATCAATTCAGACTGAATATCTTGAGCATTGGCTGATTCAATGATTGTCAAATTAGCAGTGACATTTTCTGAATATTCATCTTGTGAATTGGCAGCCTCGGCAACTTGAGCTTGCGCTGTCATATTTTGATCTACAGAATCAGAAGCATTTGCCAGCTCATTGACGCTTAATCCAGCAGTCATACTCTCAGATTGAGCATCTTGAGCATTGGCAACTTCTTGGACTAGCAACGCAGAAGTCGAATTTTGAGACTGCGTATCCTGAGCGTTTCCAGCTTCCGTTACATAAACCGGAGAGGTCATGTTTTCCGATTGTGCGTCCTGAGCGTTGCCCGACTCAGAAATTGATACTGGAGCAGTCATGTTTTCGGATTGGTCATCCTGAGCATTACCGCTTTCGCTTACGTCTACAGACGCAGCCATAGTTTCAGACTGAGCATCTTGAGCATTTCCAGCTTCATTAACTGAAACAGGAGAGCTCATATCTTCAGACTGAGTATCTACGGCACTTGCTGTCTCAGAAACAGCAGCAGGAGCAGTCATTGCTTCTGATTGAACGTCAACTGCATTTGCAGCCTCAGACAAGCTTATAGGAGCTGTCATGGACTCTGATTGCGTATCTTGTGCGCTTCCTGCTTCAGCTATGTCAACAGGGGCTGCCATAGTCTCAGATTGAGAGTCAGCAGAAGCCCCAGCCTCGGTTATTGCAACTCCGGCTACGTTTACGCTAGATACAGTGTCAACGGCAGATTCAGCCTCTGAAACGTTTACAGGGGCTGTCATAGCCTCTGTTTGAGTATCTATTGCAATCCCAGTTTCTGATATAGAAACTAGAGCAGCCATTGTTTCTGATTGAGTATCGGCAACAAAAGCTGCTTCATTTACAGCCAATCCAGCAGTCATGATTTGTGACTGAGTATCTGCAGCAGCACCAGCTTCCGCAAGGGCAGTTAAAACTGTGATTAATGCAGAATTTGAGTCTTGTGCATTACCTGATTCAGTAATCGTAACCACATAAATAACTGACTGAGTCGGATTCCCTGATATTGCCGTATAGGAAAAGGGATTTACGCCAAACATTATTTATTCTTTGTGGTCAATAAGTATTGAATTGCCTTGAAGATTTGCTGCAGTCATTAAAATTTGTTGACTGGCTTGATTTGCCTTAACCATTTCATTTCTAAATGATTCTACTGCTGCGCCTGTATGTCTTTGCATTTGCGAGTTTTCAATCATCAAAATAGGCATCCAAGACATTGAACATCCCCAATCATCAATTTCTTCGCCCGTATTGGGGTTTTTACCAGTAATTTTTAAAAACCAAGCGCAATCAAGTGTTCGACATGGATTAAACCCATCTAAAGGGCAATTTGCTTTAGCTTGAATTTTCATTTACCAATCCATTTATGATGTTTTTGATTGAATAATCGCATCTAAGTTAGCTTGTTTTTCTTGTGCAACTTTTAACTTAGCCGCTTCCCATAATGGAATTACAAAAGCAAACTCATCAAAAGATGTAATTTCCCGATTTTCAACCATGCGACCACGAGCATCTTTAATCTCTATCTCACCATCAGTGTCATACCATTGAACGGCATGAATACTTGAATCAATAGATGACAGATCAAGACCTTCATACCCTTCGCCATCAATTGATACTTTTCCGTCTTCTGGGATTACAGTTATTTTCATTTTTAGTCCTTAGTTTTTGGTCGCCACAATTACGTCAACATATTTAACAGCTAGATTAATAGCTGTTCCGCTGAAACTTGAGCTTGCTGTTCCAGAGCTAAATGTAAAAGATCCAGATCCACTAAATGAGTGGTTATGCGAACCATCTGCACCTGTATTTGTTGTGTACCATCCACCGCCATAACTATCGGCATTATCACGATTATAAAGAGAGCGCAAATATTGACCTGAACTAAATTGATTCGACCCTTGACTCAACCCAGCTCCGTCTAAAATCTGTCCGTGATTATGGTAAGGCATAGTTGAAGTAGTGATTGTTGTGCTTCCAACTGATCCGCTTATACCTACAGACCCTGATACAGCACTAATACTTGTACTTACTGAACCTGCTGGAGTTTGACTTGCAAAAGCAGTCGTAAATGCAACTGTACCGCCAGTGCCAACTGTGCCGCTTACCACCCTTAATGCAGCATTGTCATTGGTTGTAACCTTGGTCCATCCAGTAGGAGCAGTCGTTTGCTGAAACAGCAAAGCCGTTCCCGCAACAAATTCTGATATTCCTGATCCAGCCAATGTTGTAAAGCTTGGAGCACTTGACCCGTTTGAAATCAATACTTGATTAGAAGTTCCTGCAGCAGTATAAGCATGAGCAGTGCCAGTACCGTATCCAACGCCACCCGAAGTAGGGGTTGCAGTGGAATTTGTACCGCCCCCAGCAATCCCTAAAGTGCCATATGTAGGAGGAGCAGAAGAACCTCCTGAAAGCATTGGCTGCCCTGCAGTACCGTATCCAGTTGTACCGCTTAATGCTGGAGTGGTTCCTAAATTGGTAGAGAATCCAATAGCACCGGAAGCATTAATAACATGAGCAGACTGTCCTGTAGTCCCCCATGCCATGTAGTATTTATAGCCATTTCCTGATCCAACGGTTATATCGCCATCGTGACCTGAAAAATAAATTCCGTTATTGATGGAAAAGAAATCAGAAGGAGTTGAGGCACTAAATACAGAGGAATTCATGCCAAACTCACCATAATAGGTAGAGTCGGTTCCTAAGTCATTGCTTAAAATGTAATTTGTAGAAGCCCCTGCAGTACCGCTTTTATTTTGCAAAAGGAATTGAAGGTAATTTCCTGAAACTAATGCACCGCCAGCATAAGCTGAGTTTGAAGCATTAAAACTCAAAGTTGGCGTAGTGTTGACAGTTGAATTTGTTGCTAGGACCGGAACGGTTACTACACCGCTTGCGTCCTGAATTGCAGCCTTACCCGCAGGATAATCGCACCATACATTCTGAATTCCAACGCTAAAATTAACTAAAGAACCACCATTAGAGGAAGCTAATACAGTAGTTCTAGCAAGAGTTAAGCCTGTTGCGCCAATAGTTCCAAGACCCACTTCCCAGTTCGCACCGCCTTGGTCGGCAATGGTATAGAAAGTAGTGTTATTTGCCCCAATCGCTGAGGAAAAAGACTGATAACCAGTTGCAGCACCCAATAGGGTTAATGTACCCGTACCGGGGGCTGCACAAGTTTCTTGTACCCTATCGGCAACAACAAAAGTCATGGTTTATTAACCTAGCTCAGATTGTTTAAAATAACGACTTTGAGTTTCTCCTTCTGCATCGGTGTAATTCACCAATACCAAAACTTCGCCATTTTCTTGATCCAAAGAAAAACCAGCTACTTCACCGACAATCGGAGCTGGCAATACTTGAGTTACGGTTTGACCTTTAGTAAACATAATTTATCCTTAGAGGCTGAGTGAGTAAGTAACTTGAACTACGTTACCGCTATTAACAGGCTGATTACCACCAGTAAATGCGCCAGCAGACAACAAAGTACCCGCAGTGCTCATTAAAGTAGTAACTGCGCCAGTACCATAAGTAATGAATGCGCCCACCAATGTACCGTTACCAGTCATTGTAAAGCTTACAGGAGTGCTTGTAGAAATTGCGCCAGCAGAAGCAGTGCCGAAGCTAGGAGCGATACGAGCAGCGAATGTAGGAGCATTTGTAGATCCAGCCTCTAACCAGCCAGCATGAGAAGCCATTGTGTCGGCTGCAGATACCGCAGTGTATGAAACGCTAGAAATCAAGCCCATGTAAGGACCTGTTACGGTGTATGCAGAGCCAGTCAAAGAAGACTGGAGCATCAAGTTTTTACCTAGGGTACAAACTACGTTATCGATTTTGTCTTCCCAAAGGAGGGGACCGCCTTCGTATTCAAAGCATTTAAAAGTGTAAACACCTTCAGCTTGGGCAGATTCACCCATACCAGCGATTGAGGCAATGCTCATATTCGCTGATTCTACTGCGTTAAGTTGATCTTTCATTTTGGTTCCTTATTCGTCTAAATCAAAGTTGATGACTGGTTTGCAAATACATCGGCAATTTGGTAAATCACCGGGTAATCCCCGCACTTCTTCCCCGTACATTACC